CAGCAATACAAGTCACAAATACCCCTTTGATAGCACGTCAATCAATTGTACCATCAAGGGGGTATGAGTGTCAACCAACCCGTACTATGATGTCCTATTTGCCCTTTTTGTCCACTGCAGAAAACGCATTATTGATTTCTTCAATGGTGAGTTTGCCGTCATCCAGAAATCCACGAGCAAGTTTTTCAACTACTGTCGCTACTCCTAGTGTACCAGCAAGAACTACCGCATGGAAAGTGCTGATTCCAACAACTGCTCCAGCACCAATAACACTAAGTCCAGATGCTGCAAATACTGCAATAATACGCATCAAAATGTTATTAATACTAGCAATTGCTCCAGATCCAACTTGGGTAGGCTCTTCAACTGCTGCTTTTGCTTTTGCCATATTAGTCTCCCTTCTTATTTCTTATTCTTAAAGTAATTAGCCAAACAACTATTGACCAGACTATTGCCCAACCAACTACTGTTTTAGCCATGCCAGTCAAAGTTAACCATGCAATAAAGAATCCAAGCAGAGTAAATGTTTGGTTCATTATTTCAATGGTCGAATCTTTGACCCACGAAAGAAACCCTTTTAATAGTTTCATTACTAGTTTCATTAGATCCTCCTCGCTGACAATACTTGTGCAACTGCATTCATTACCTGAGATACAATAATCACAGGAATAATAACTTCTTGCGCTTTTTCTCTTTGATCATCTGTCATATCTGATCCAAGACTTGCAAGGGCTTCTCCTGGACTGCTTAATAAATCCCCTGCAAAATTTGCTAACTCTTCAAAACTTTCTGCTGCTCCCGCAAATGCTGCTCCTGGATCAGTGAATGCTTCTGTTAAACCTTCAACTATTGCTTCTGCTTGAACTTCTGTTGCAGCATCTGCAAGGGTATACGGCATTGGAGCATTTGCATTTTCTGCTGCTCTTTCATTAAACTGCTCTACTGCTTGTGCAATTACAGGATCATCTTTAATAAGTTCTGCAAGTTGTTGTATTTCTTCTTTTGATAAATCTGCATTTTCAATAACATCAACAAGTCCTTGAACTTGATCTTCAGATAAACCAGAGTCTGCAATTACTTCTGCAATTTCTTTAATTTGTTCTTCTGATAAATCTGCATTTTCAACAACATCTTGTAATTGTTCAATTTCATCTTTTGATAAATCTAAATCTTCTGTTATACTAACAATATCTTCGGAGGTGTCGTTTGAATCATCCTGAGTTTGAGGATCAGTATCTATGGTCTCTTGAGGAACTTCAGTCTCTATATTTTCTTGAACGGGATCTTCTTGCTCAGGAAGTTGGTCTTCAATCGGATTTGGATCTTCTGGAACAATTACTGGATCTGATTCAATATCGTCTTGGGGATCAGGTGTATCAACTGGAGTTTCCTCAATTGGTTGTACTGGTTCAACAGGAACTTCAGGTTCTGGCTCAGGCTGAGGTTCTGGCTCAGGATCTGGTTCAACAGTTGGAGGAACTACAACTGGGTCTGGAGGACGAACAGGGGGAGGCTCTGGAGTAGGTGGTGGGTTATATGGCGGAGAGGGTTCTACAGGAGGTTGAGGAGGAGTCTGTGGCTGAGGAGAAGGTTCTGGGGTTGGTTCCTGTGTTGGGGTTGGGGTTGGCTCTGGGCTTGGCGGTTGTGACGGCTCTGGAGTTGATGTTGGGCTTGGTTCTGGGGTTGCTGTGGGTGTTGGGCTAGGCTCTGGAGTTGGCTCTGGTTCTGGTGCTGGTATATATGAAGAAACTATGTTTGAATCGGCAGAATAAGTAGACAAAGAATCATTGTCTGCCCTTACTTTAAATTGATATTCTTTTCCTCTGCCATCTGTACCTATAATGCTATAAGGAATGCTAATCGATGTATTTAATGCCGTTGCACTACCAACATTTCCTGTTGCTATGCCCCACCCATTTGTAGTAAAGTTTGATGTTGACCAACTTATTGCATATCGTTCTACAGCAGTATTTGCTTGTGTAGGAATTGGTGCTGTCCAAGAAAGTGTTACTCCATTGTTTTCATGAATTACAGATAAATTAGTTGGAGCATTTAATGACGGTGGAGGTGGAGGTGGTGGTGTAGGATCGGTTAAATAAAAAACACTTGATGGAACTAATTCGTCTCCAGAACCTTCATCCCAATATAGTTCAACCCATGCTCCACCACCATTTTCATAATACCAAAATATGAATGGATATCCTACGTTTGCTTGTAAAGTTACTTCTTGACTTCTAGTTCCGCCTCCACCTTTATCAACCCAATCATTTATTAAAACTGTTTCGTTAAGTGTGAAATGTGTTCCATCGTCTGCTGGAGCATAAAAAGTTACCGTTTTTGTTACTGGAGACATTATATATCCAGTAAACTTGACTTCAACATCTTCAAATATATTGCTTAAAACAGGTCCAGAACCCCATTGAAAATTAATCTCAGGAACTGTTGTAGTATTTACTATAATGTTGCTTGTGTAACATGGTCTTGGAGGTGCTGCGTTCCAACCTTGACAATTATAAACTTCAGCAGTTATACCGTTTGTATTGGCATGGGCAGGCTCACTATAACCAAAAAAAGATGTTGCAATAACTATGCCCATAACGGCAAGGATTCGGGTAATCCTTTTCAATTTATCTCTCCTAGTCAAACGGGTAGTTTGATAGGTATATTATAACATTATATTAAAAAATGAGCAGTTTTAAGACGTACTCAGGTCTATTTTTTTACTTGATTTTAATTGATTTTGGTTTCTTATCTTCTGGAACAATGCGTTCTACATTAACAGAAAGCATTCCATTTTTAAATTCAGCACTAACTACTTCCATATATTCTCCAAGAGCAAATGTTCTTGTGAATTTACGAGTAGCAATGCCTTTGTGAATTGTTTCAGCAGCATCTTCTGTTGTAACTTCACCCTTAACAATAAGAGTTCCATTATCTACAGAAACATCAATATCCTTTTTATCAAATCCTGCTAATGCAAGATCAACACGATATGTGTCTTCGTCTACCTTAAAAATATTGTAAGGCGGATATGATTGATTTACTGCTGCTGTATGTACTGAATTTAAACGGTCCAATGTTCGATTGAAACCAATAAAAAATGGATCCTTAAAAAGATCCATAGCATATGTTGTTACCATTTTATTTCTCCTTTTCAGCGAGTTAATTTATATCCCCGTTAGGCGGATACTATATTATTATAGCACAAAGGGCAGGTATATTTCAACCTGCCCCTTGATTTTGTAGTATTACTTTGTCTTCTTTAGAAGAGCAGCATACTTCTTTTGTAGTGACTTAAGAGCAGCGTTTGCTTTTGCAAGGTCTGCTTTAGCCTTTGCTAGTTCTGCATCAAGCGCAGCCTTTGTTGTAGCAGCAGTCTTTTGTACAAGATCAACACTACCTAGAGCCTGTGCAAGTTCTGCCTTTGTCTTAGCGTGTGCAGTCTTTTCTGCAGCAAGTTCTTCTGTAGCCTTAGCAGCAACAGCCTTTAGGTTTGTTACCTCAGAAGCAAGGTCAGATACAGTAACAAACTTAACTGTTGACTTATTTGCAACAGCAAGACCTTCAACATCAGTGATTACACCTGGAAGAGCAATGCTTACTGCAGCCTGTCCAGCAGTTGCAGAATACTTTGTGCTGAACTTAGAAAGTCCAGTTGTTGCGTCAGATGCTGTAGCAGCAACTTCAATTGTTGCACCAATTACAGTAACAGTAGGTGTAACTCCAGCAACAATGTTGCCAAAGATGTCAGTTACCTTAACTGTGTTTTCTACAATGCTTGCAGTGCTTACATCAGACTTAACTGTTGCTTCCATGTTATATGCAGCACCTGCTGTACCCTTAACATAATATGTAAGAGTATTTCCACCATTAACAATAGTTACAGTTCCAACCTCAGTCGATGTTGTATAAACATAAAACTCTGCGGTTGTTCCAGTTCCAACTGCAATTGAAAGTGAGTTTGATCCAGACTTTGATGTTACTGGAATAGTAACAGTATGAAGTGCTGGAACAACAGTAGCCTTAACTGTAGAGACAAGAACAGTAGTTCCTGCATCAACATTTGTGAGTGCAAACTTTACAGCATCTGCTGCCTCAACCTTGTTGTCTGCTGGAACTGTTGCAACTGCAGCACCTGCAATGGTATTTGCATCAGCATCTGCTACTGTATTTACAGAAACAGTAACTGTTGGTACGCCAGCCTTTGCTGGAGCAACCATAAATAATGACCCTACCAATGCTGCAGACACGGCAAGGGCGATCTTCTTAAATGAACTCATTCATTTCTCCTTGTTTTCGTTATTTATCTGACCTTTTAGCCAGAATTCTATTATAGCAGATGTCACAATCTATAGCAAATTGAACTTGTCTAAAAACTCTTTTACATCATCTGGCATATCATTATTTCTTTCTGCCTCACGTTTTTTCATATCTTGACGCATTCTTTCTCTATTAGCATCTGCCCAAGTATATACATCAATTTCTAAATTATTATCTTTTGATGTATATGATATTGCTCCAAAAGCAGCACCACAAACAGCATCTGCTAAGTCCTTAGAAGATTTTCTAGGGTGATCTACACGATTATTTTTCATAATCTTAAGTTCTGACAATTCTTCTAATAATAATGGTATTTGTGGCATAACAATTCTTTCTTCATAGATAAGCATTGCTAAGTCTTCATAATGTTTTTTAGCAACTGAAACCGTATCTGTTTCTATATTTACCGCTCTTAGTTCTTGTTGAATATCATAAGACTGCCATCTATCAAATGTAACCTTGCCAATATTGAATCCTAATCTTCTTAAATTAATAATCCAATTTTTTACTTCACTAAGATTAACTGGCCCTTCTTTTTTAGGCTCCCACCAAGCAACGGCATCTACAACTACTATTGGTGCAACCTGTTCATAATCTTTAATTACCTGAAGATTAATCCATTTTTCAACATGTGCTATTGCAACCGCACACTTATCATGTCTTTGTGCTAAGTCAGCATGAACATAATATGTTTTGTTTGGGTCTGGAGTAAATCCAGGATCAAATCTTCTAAACTCATCTACTGGATTTCTAGATGTCATGCAGTGTTCTAGTTTTTCTTTTTGTTTAAAAAATGCATCCGAAGAATATGTTGGCATACAAAGAAAACGCATCATTGCATCACCATAATCATTATAAAATGCAATTTTAAAATCTTCAATACTTCTTGTTGGATTTACTTCCCATGTAGGTCTTTTAAGAGCCCAAACTCCAGGATATTTATATGAAAGAATATGATCTTCTTCCCATTCAATCTCTAGTGTGTTATCTGGAGTATCACCAACAAGAGGATTGATTATATATTTATGAGATTTATGAATTATATCTTTATCTGCAATCACACTATCATATTTTTGTGAAATAAAATCGCCTTGATATCTAGGAAATGAAAGCAAAACAACTTTTCCTAAATCTGGAAAACGAGAATCAATTGTTCCTCTAAATGCTTTATATATATTATCTGCTGTTTTACCCTGCTCATTTCCAGTTCCAACCTCACTAGCAAAACCTGAAATCTCATCAAGAACTGCTAAAAGCAAGTTAAGACCCTCATGTGATTCTCTTTCAGAGTGTCCAGAATAAACTGTTATAGATTTGTCAAACTCAATTGAATCTACCTTTGCATTATACTTACCTGCAAACCAAGGGGATTTTTCTATTTTTGTTTTGAATCCTTTGAAGAAAACATTCTTTGCTTGTTGTGCGTTGATAGCAACGTTAATAAGGTCAATCGCATCCCCAGACGGTTTACCAAAATATTTCGCGGGGTCTTTAAGACAAAGTAACTTATAAACAATATAGGCACAAGCCACAGTCGAAGTGAAGTCCTTGCCACTACCCTTCCCAAGTTGTAAAATAATTTCGTTCTTTGTGTATTTGTCATAGTATCTTGCTCCCTCAATAGAACCCATTATTCTTTCAAGATCCTGTTTTTTGTAGATTTGACTCATCGCATCTACAATTTCATATTGTATTTCTGACAAAGGTGGTTGACCAAGGTAGTCTGTAGATTCTACAAACGTTCTTGTATCTACTGGATTTTCTTCAAATGGATTGTCATCTAGCGCTTCTAAAAAATCATTGAACATCGTGGACAATTGTGATTACCTCACTTGGTCTAGAAATCTCAGACAACTTAGACATAATTTCATCACGAATATTAGGATATTTTGATGCAATATCTTTTAATATTCCAATCAAAACTTCTTGTCGTCTTTCTATTTCAATCATTTCTTCTGCGAGTTCTTTATTTTCTAACAGTCCAGCCTTTTGCAACATATCAATTCTTTTAGATTCAATATCTAAAACAAGTTTAATTGCTGCTGTTTTTGCGCTAAGGTTATTGTTCATTGTTGCTTCATCAATAACTTCATATGACTTACTAATTAATTTTCCATAATGTGTATCTGCTGCTGCTAGTGCTTCTTTTGCTCTAGATCTAATTGCATCATTGCCAGATACCATTGCCTTCCACTCATTTAAGTGTGCGACAACTCTTGTTCTTGGCAACTGTAAATCTTTTGAAATTTTAGTCGGATCATTACCTTTTAAATATTCTGCAACAACGTTGTTAACTTCATCAAGATGCTCTATTATTTCAATATCTGAAGACATTAGTAGTTTCCTTCAATTCTATTAATTTCATCTTGAATATAAAAAATTGCTTTTTTTAAATCTTCTACATGTCTATCTTCATTTTTAAGTCCTGCTCTCCAAAGGTACTTAAAAGCATTTCCAATATTAAAATTACGATGACGTGTAATCTGAATACATTCAATTCCAGAGGGGTCTGAAGTATAATGTTCAGGATGATTTACCTGATCAACTGTAATTCTAAGATCATTAGTCACGTTTAGACTTCCTTAATTTATAATTAGCAAGATAAAGATAAATTGTTTCTGCACTTGTGTCACATTCTTTTGCAATCTCTTGTACAGACTTTTTATCTAATATATACCGCTTTCTTAGCCAAGCCTCATTTTTATATAGTTTAGCACCCATAGACCCTAAATATCAACTCCCTATTGCTTTATCCCAATTATTTAAAGCCCAATGCCCAATACCACAGGCATCTGCTACATCATAATCTTCTATTATTTTATCATAGTGTATTTCTATTAAGTCTACTGTTTTTTCTTTTCTAAAATTTCTTTCAAAAGACTTATACCAAGCATCAGATTTTCCTGGATTTTTTGCTCTAATTTCTAACTTTTGTTCTTTACTTAATGCTTTATTGCCAATATAATTTTGCCAGGTTATTGGAGAAACCTTCCCAACCTCTACAACTCCAGCATTGCCAGCCCCGCCTATAATTGCTCCCTGAACCATCGCAAGGTCTGCAGCAGTTTTAGGACTATTCATAAAAACTGTATGCTCAATAATAACTGATGAATTTAAAAATATATCCAAGCCTAAAAGAGCCTTTGTTTTTTTAGATGCATCAATACATTTTTGATAAATATTATTTCCTTCAAATGCTATCTTACCAACAATCTCAAGTTTTCCAAACTCAAATAATGCAAAGGCAAGACTGTTTGTACTTGCATCAATAGCAACAAATTTTGCTGGTTTAACGCTTGTCGTCATAGTCTATCAACCCTTTCAATTCTCTTAAAGCCTTAACTACTTTTTTATTATCAACTGCACAATTATCACAATAATTAGAATCATTATATGCAGAAAGAACTACTCCACATCCTCTAGCACACTTTCTTTCTTTACCATATCTTTTTTTGCGTTTATTAATTATTTGCTTTTCTGCAATTTTAATTTTTGTTGCTTCAGATCTGCATTCTGAACTACAATAAATCTGATATGTTACTGTAGGCAAAAACTCATTTTCACACCACTCACATGGTTTCACTCAATTCCTCCAGAGAAGCAATCTTTATCTCTCCAGGTTCTGCAAGAGCGCATGCCTTTTGTACTGGGCAACTCTTACATATTTTAGAGTTGTTCCTATAATTCTTTTTTGGAATTGTTTTATCTTCCCATGCTTTACGAACTGTACGCATCCATTCAAATGCGTTATCCATCCATTGTCTATAATAATCATTAACTGTTATTGGAAGTATCAATAGTTCATGATTATTTTTATTTTCATATATTAAAAGTCCTTTACTAAGTTTTAATATTTTCATGTAAATTAATAATTGAACTATATGATAGTTTGCTCCTGAGTTTTTTCTTTTTCTTAACTCAAAAACTTCGTGATTCATTGTTTTAATTTCAATTACAACATCTTCGCCATTCCATTCAATAATTCCATCACCTTTGCCATAAATTGGTGGATCGGAAAGATTTAACTTAAATTCTGTTGTTTCATTTCCATTATCATCAAGAAATTTTTTTGCTATTCCAGATTTTAACATTGCGTCTTGTATTCTTTCATGAGACATTGTTCCACTAGACATATTTGCCACTGAATATGGGGTGTTTGTATTTTCAAATACTGCACCTTCAAAAGCAAGATACCAATAACGTGCACATTCTCCATTTCCATAAACTAGCGAAGATGGTGCAAATGTTTTCTTTTTTTGATATTTATCATCTTGTCCTACCAAATATCCAGACTCTATTTTTTTAACAATAGCATCTGTATCTATTCCTGTATTATTTTTTGCTGGTTTAATCATTACCTGTTGCAGTAAACTCTTAGTCATCATTATCCTTTGTTATGTATTAATTATACACTATCTCGTAATATATTTAAGTGCGGATACTAAGTTATTAATAGCCTCTGCAGCAGTGTAATATATGTTTTTCTTTGCTCTGTTTTGCTTGTCTACATTTGCCATCCAAGTTGCTTTTAATGATAGTTTTGCTGCAATTGCTTGAAGTCTAACTATTTCAACTGTTGCCACTTGAATTGGTATTTCTGGTTTAACTATTAACTTTGCAACCATAGTCAAAGCAGTTGTAAGATCTTCATCTTCCATATACTCTGCTATTTCAGATAATCCGTTTATTTGTTCTAGCGTTGTAGACTCCATTTTTACTCCTTAGTTCTTAATGCTTGAACTGGTATAGAAACTTTTTCTCTATAATATAAACAACGGCTTTCTCTTTCTAACTTTTCTTCTTCTGTAATTTTAATATTATTATTTTTTCTAGAAAGATGAACAAATAACATATCAACCTGATCTAATTTTGTTAATTTTTTTCTTGTTCTCCAATGTATTTGGTCTGTTCCAGAAAAAATTAATGCTTCATTATTATTTAAAACATACTC